TATACGGGCTCTTGTTCTTTACTTGCTAAGAATACAATCAGCACCCATAACATTACTTCATCCAGCCTGAAGCTAAATTACTTAGTACTCCTATTGAACCTCCTAATCCCATCATTAACCAGAAGGCACCTCTCCAACGGTTAGCAGTAGCTTTTAAATCTTTAACACTGTCCCGCATTTCTTTCATGTCTTCTTGCATAGCTTCAACTCTTTCTTCTAGTCTAGCTAAAGCAATCTCTAATTTTTGTTCTTGTGACATTTTAGTCTCCGTTGAAAGTTTCATTATTCTGGTTTAGTTGGCCATGTTATATTATTTAAATCAGAAGCCTTAGTAATATCTCTAAGCTCTTGTCTATACTTTCGCCATGCAGTTGTATCGCCACCGTTATCAACTAAAGTATTTATCTTATAGTCGGCTTCCAATAACAAAGGTTCTCTATCACTTCGTATTTCCATAAGTTTATATTTTGGAGCATCATCTATTGCTTGTTGCTCATCTTTTTTTCTTTGTTCAATTTCTGCATCAGTTAATTTTTTTCTAATGCCATCTACATTTTTATATAAAATTTCGCTCATTATAATTTAATCCCATATAGTGATAACGTTCCAGTGTTGATATTTCCAGACAACATATGAAAACTAATTTCATCAACTTTTGTTGTAAAACCATTAACAGGTGATGTTGAAGCAAACGCACCCATAAAACGATCGTTCATAAAGGTACCTACATAAGCGTATCGACCTTGCATAGCTAAATCCATATTTGTAACGGTTTTTCTTACAAGATCTTCAGTGCTTCTTAAATGGTGAAAACGAAAATGCCCACTAAAACTACTTCCATTTCCTGTACCTAAATCTGTATATCCGTGTAATGAGTGTAGAGCTATTTTGTTATCGTTACTGTCTAATGAAAAAGTGTAACTATAACCATTATTTGGTGTAGCTAACCAGGAAGTTCTCGAAACGTAACCATAATCTGTGCTACCAGTAGACAATCCACTTGCACCATCTAATCCAAATCGGCAACAAAATATAGTACCATTTACTGTTGGTGTTACTTTATGAAATACAACATCATAAATATCAAAATCATCAGTTATTGAACTACTACCAAATGAAACAGTTGCATCATTACTTGCTGTAATTTTAGTAATAAATTTACCAAGTACTGCATTATCTGCAAAACTAGTTGATGTCATTTTTGATAATGCCATTATTTATTCTCCAATGCTGTTATTCTTGATTCTAATTCTTTAATAGTATTAATAGCAACCATAAGTAAACCATGATAATCAACTGACATTTTACCTTCTTCACCATAAGTAATATCAGGCAAAACCTTTTTTAAGTCTTGGGCTATAACACCATAATGAATATTACTATCCATATCGTCATCACTAAACACTTCTTTAGTTGTACCATCTTCTTGCTCTACATTTGATATTCTTTTATGCCTGTAAGATTTAGGTTGAACATCTTTAAGTTTACTCCAACCTTCAGTACAATCACCTATAATATTCTTAAATGCTTTATCTGAAGAATAACCACCAGCAGCCCATACTGCTCCACCATTACTTACTTGGAATATTGAAGCATCATCATATCTAAATAGATTTAAGTTTTTACCACCACTATTATCATTCCAACCTTCTATAGTTGCATGAGTTCCATGAACATTAAAAACTCTTAATCCCCAAGCAGTTGGATTGCTATCTTTATTTCCGATTAATACAGTACCATCAGAATTAATTTTCATTCTATCGTGTCTACTACCATAAGCTCTTGCACCTATGTGAAAAGCAGTTTCAGATGAACTTTCTTGAACACAAGTTAAATACCATTCACCATTACTTTCTGTGCTAAATGACATACCAACACAATTGTTTGCACCAGCAGTATTATTTTTTAAATTCAATACTGCGTTAGTTGTTGCAGTAGATATATTATAATCAGTATCAGTGTCATTTACAACTTGTAATTTTGTGCCCGGATTTGTAGCACCTATTCCAACATTGCCAGTTAGTCTTGCCATAGTCATTACATCAGTAGTGTCATAACGAAAATGCAGATTATCGTTCTGGTATATTTCCCAAGTTTCTACTGCGTCTTGTAAAACTATTCCAACATCTTGTTCATCACCATTTCCAATATGTAAAAATGCTGTTGCACCATTAGGAGATGTTGGACTTGCTTGACCTATTCCAACTATATCACTTGTTCTTAAATTAGTTAACGTACCAACACTTGTAACATTTGGTTGAGCAGCAGTCCCTAGTGTACCACTTATAGCACCACTAAAAGTACCAGTAGTTCCTGATACAGGACCACTTGACGCCATTTGAGTTGTAGTAATAGCACCAGTAAAAGTTCCACTCGTAGCTTTCATAGCTGTAAATTCATCGTGTGCAATACTTTGTAAAGCTAATTCATCAAATATAATATAAAAATCATCTGTGCTAGCAACTGTACCTGTAGTTGAAAGTGTAGTATAATCAACTGTATAAGCTGTTGTTGGTTCTTGACGTACATGGTTTATATAAACTGATAAATCATTTGCACTAGATACTGCATGGCTTAAGGTAAAGCTAGTTCCACTCTGACCTGTAAGATCTTGTTTTACTCTAGGTGCAAAAGCAGTTGCTAGAGGATTACCTACATATGACATTATTTATTCTCCGTTTTATTTTATTCTGGATTATCTATTTTAGGTAAACTATCTAAATAATCTTGCTCTGGGTTATAATCTGTAACTATCCATTTTTTACCATCATATCTACATTTTTGTTTTGAGTCATCAAATTTTGGTGGCTCAACTTCGCAAACATCAGAAGGCATATGCCATATTCCTTTTTCTAATGGGCTTTCATGTACTATCTCTGGATGTCCAGTATTTATGTTCCAAACTGTTTTATTGTTACTCATATTTACCTCTAATATTTAATACAAAATTTAACTGCCATACCAAATGGTCTTGTTTCATTATCAACAGAAGAAGCATTTTCATAATTAGCATAAGTTCTATTGCTTGATGTTGATGATATAGGACCAACATCATTATTAGTTGAACTTAGTTGAGTACCTGAAGAACTACCACCCCAGTTACTATGGGGATGAAAGAATCCTATTGGTATATCTGCCCAGGCATAAAAGTTATGATATGTATGTCTTGTCCTTGCCTGGAAATTATTTATAGATTGTTTTCTTTTAGTTCCAGCAGTTCCACCACTATAAGCTATAGATGAATAAGTCTGGTCGCCAGAACCTCTTAAAAATGTTGCTCTTAAATCTGGTACATTAAATGTACTTGAACCATTTCCAGTTCCATAAGTAGTTCCTACTACAGCAAATAAATCTGAATAAGTTGTTCTACTTACTGCAGATCCATCACAAGCTAAAAACCCAGTTGGTAATGTATCTTTTGGATAAGATATAATAACGCCCACTAAATCAGTTCCATATCCTGCTGGAAGATTAGCAGCAGTTAAAGCTGCCATTTTACTTTGAGCTATTGCTGCACTATTATCTACATCTGAATTTGTAATAGCTAAAGCTCCTAATTTACTTTTAGCTATAGCTGCGCTAGAATTAATATCTGCATTTACAATATCTAACGCCGCTAATTTAGATTTAGCAATTGCAGCACTTGCATTTATTTTTGCATTTGTAATAGAGTTATCTGCAATATTACCTGCGGCTATAGTTCCATCAGTTATACCTAAAGATTTTATTTTTGTTATAGCCATTATTTACTCTCCCACAATTTAAAATCATCTGCATAAAAAGTTTCTATTTTATTTTTATAAGTAGACTTTAATATTTTAATAGCTTCTTCATCTTTATCATGTGTACTTGGATTCCAATCTTTTTCTATAATTTTATATATTTCTGTTTCATATTGATGATCTTTAAATATTGTTTTTAAAGATGCTTGTATGTCTTTATCAAATTTAATTGTTGTTCCAATAGTATATTTATCTAGCCAAGATTTTTGAGTTGTAAAATAATCATTAGGTGTTCCATCTATTTCAGCAATACCTTCTTTAATTTGATCTTCTACATTAGTTGATTTAAATATACCTTCACGATTATCTTCTGGTAATTTATTAGCTTTATAGGCATATGTACATTCTTTTATTGCTGACCAAAATCTTTCGTATGGTTCCCTTACAATAGCTATATAATGTAAATCTCTATCATCTTGTAAATAGTGATTAATCATTTGACATAATGTAACACCATTTTTAGGTAAGCCTATTAATCTATAATTCATTATTAACTCCTATAAATTTGCTGTTATTACTTGATCATCAAATCTTGTATTTAAAAACATTCCAGATAATCTTACTGTACATGATGCTTCTGTATAACTTCCAGTGTTATATCTAATATATAAATATCCATTATTTGAACCAGCAGATTTGGTTGCATAAGTGTCTAAAGATATATTAGCACTTGCACTACTAACTTCAGATACACCAGTGTTATACTCTCCCATATCAGTTATAGAAGTAAATCTTACACTCCAAGTACTTCTTCCTGTATGAGTGTTAGCAGTTAACCCATATCTTCTATAGTATGCTCCAGTTGGATAATTAGTATCAAGTGCAAACATATCTACGATACAAGATATACTACAATAATAATCATTTTGATTTAATGTAATAAATGTTGTACCACCTTGACTTGCTGCTACATTCATTGATTTATAAACATCTCTCCAATAAAAAATATTTGATGGCATCGGTCGTTTTATATAAATGCCTCCATGAGCATTTTGAGATATAAATTCTCTACTTACTTCTCCTAAACTATTTCCATTAGGTGCTCTTAATTCATTAGAAAAATATCCAGCATTTTCACTAGTACCATATTGTCTACAATGCAATCTTCCGTTTACTGTACTTGCTGAACCACTAGTAAAGTCTATACCACCTATAACGCCATCATCTGCAACACTTGTTGATGTTGTACCTATATCTACAATAGGACCAGTTGCTGCAGCATTTCTTACTTTTAATCCACCAGCAGTAGGAATTTCTAGTTTATTTGTAAGTGAACTACTTCCATATGATCCAGAAGTTTGAACATACATATTACCAGATTGATCTGTTGCTATTGAGCTTACTGGAAGCGTACCTTGGTACATATCAATTTGACCACCTCTATTATTACCTTCTAATCTCATAGTTGCATAAGAGTTAGAAGCTGCTTCATCTATATGTAATGATGCAGCAGGACTTGTAGTTCCTATTCCTACTTTATTATTACTACTATCTACTTTTAATGTACCACCATCTACAGTTAAATCACCTGTTAATGCACTTGTACCACTTACAGTTAAGTTACCTGCTATTGTAGGATTGTTTTCTATTTTATCTCCAGTAACTGCATCATTAGCAATCTTTGTAGTTGTTACAGAATCTGTTGCAAGCTTAGGTTCTGTGACTGCTCCTGTAGTTAATTTAGGAGTATCTACTGTACTATCAGCGGGAGTTGTTACTGCTCCTATTTCACCAAGAGCAAGTATATAATCTATAGTATCACTTGAAGTTAATGGACTTGCAAATACAATATTAGTATCATTTACTGTGTAAGCATCTAAGGGAGCTTGTGTTACACCATTTAAACTTACTAATAATGATTCTGCATTTGCAGGTTTAAATGCAACACTGTTTCGTTCTAATGGATAAGTTGCTGTAGCAGAAGTAGTTATAGCATCTAACTTTACAAAATTACCTGCTAGAGGTTCTTTTCCTATATATGCCATTTAATCCTCCTATGTACTGATAGCATCAACAACAGATACAATAGCATCCAATGAAGTTGCTACACTTGATTTAATAAATAATCTATCTCCACTCACTGCAACTACTTTAGCACCACCATCTATAAGTTCAAGTGACGATCCACTTGGTATAGGTGCATTTTTAATAAGATAAAAGATTGTATTAGCATCTGTAGTATCGGTTTGTAAATATACTTCTACTGTTATTGATTGCGCACTTGTATTTGCTAATCGTATTCCTACGATACAATCAAAGCTATCAAAATCAGAACCATTAGGCATATCAACAGCAGTTGTCCCTATGTTTCTTTCTTTGTATTGTCTAAAATTCTGTGCCATTATTTTCTCCCTATAATGCTATTGCCATTGCTACTGCAAAACCTTGTGATGCTGCATTAGAAATTACTCCTAAGTTAGCAGGAGTAATCTTTTTCATTGTGCCATTATCGTTAACTAAAATATGATCGGCATCACTAGAAGATGATGTAGTATTTGGTGTGTTTGAGTTACCAGTTGTTAATATTGTATTACCTTCTATTGTTACAACCCCAGCACTTGCTCTTGCTATTGTAGTATCAGAAGCATGACCTAATTCTATGTCTGCTGTAGTTTCTAAATCACCAGTAACTTTTGAGCCAGTACTTGTTGTTTCAAACTTTTTAATGCCATCATAATATATATCAACTGAACCATCTTGAGTACAAACAATATAGTCATCACTATTAGGATCATCTATTCTTATTGCACTACCTCTAACAAATAAACTACCAGTGCCTTCATCTGCTATAATACTATTACTTGCATCATGAGTTATTTTTAAATCAGAACCACTACCAAATGTAGCTTTAGCATTATCGGTAAAGTGTAAAGCATTATTTGCTTTATCCCATTGAGTACTATAGTTAGCGCCAGTGAATATAACGCCACCATCAATAAGTAAACTATCAACTGTTAACATTCCAGTTATATCTACTCCAGCAGATTTAGTTGCAAGTTTTTCACTGCCATAATGATATAACTGAACTTCACCAGTTGAACCATCGGCTTTAAAATAATTAACAGCACTGCTAGTAATACCACCATCATCAGCTTGAATAATAACATCTTTATCATTTACTCTATTAATAAGATATAAGTCACTACCTCCTGCGTGCTCTAAAACAGAGTTTCCAATGCTATTATGATCAATAGTAAAATTACCACCAAACTTTAATTCAGCACCTACAGCAAACTCTAAAGCATTATCTGATTTATCCCAAAGCACATTATAATTAGCACCAGTAAATGTAACATCATTATTTAATGTAGTTGTACCAGCGATTGCTGTATTTCCAGTTGATGCAGCTACTGTAAATTTATCAGTATTAACGTCAAAGTTTCCAGTAGAGGTTACAGTACCAGTTACATCAAGATTACCAGCGATTGCTGTATTTCCACTTGATGCAGTAACATTAAATTTGTTTGTATTAACACTAAAATTACTACCAACACTTAACGTACCAGAAGCAATCATATTTTGTGCAAAATTACTACCTCCAGAAACAACTAAGTTACTACCTACAGCTAAGGTACTACCTAAACTTACAGCATTACTAAAAGCATTTGTAATTCTAGCATCAGCTCTAGTATCTGTATAATATAAGTTTGAACTACCTTCAGATAAATTATCTGTATCATAAGTTGATATAAAAGTTACAAACGAAGAACCATTATGTACTTTCATTTGTGTACTACTAGTATCATACCATAAATCACCACTGCCTACTGTACCACCTGTAGGAGCAGAGCCACCAATAAAATAAGTATTAGCAAAAGTATTTACATTAGTTATATTTGTAGCAACTGTTGCAATATTACTTATAACACCACTTCCATTTAAAGCAGCCATATTAGTTACATTAGCAGGTGTACCAAGATGACCCATTGCAGTTACATTTGGGTTTGTACCTAAAGCTAACATATCAGCTACTGCTTGAGTTGTACCTAATCTTCCTACTTCAGTTGCTTTACCTGCTACAGCTGTTACATCACTATCTATTCCTGCTACTGTTGTAATCTCATTAGATATAGCTAGCACTTCTGCAATATCATTGCTTTCAGTAGTAATAGTATTACCCATAGCATTACCATGTGCTGTACAATAATATCTAGCAGGTTGTGTTCCTGTAGTTGGTACTGCAAAAACTACTTTAGCACCTGCTTGACCAGCTGTACCAGTTACAGTTACTCCTGTAGTATAAGCATTTCCTGATGCATCTTTAAATGCAAGTGGATGTCCACTATTAGTATTATCACTAACATCAAATGTATAAGTAAAACCTTTTACAAGTATTAGCGCTGGAGCTGTTGTAGATCCTGATCCTGTATTAATAGCAAATTTATTACCACCTGAATTAACTACTGTAACAGTATATGTGGCAGTACCTTCAAAGATTGCTGCAACTGTATTTACATTTGATATATTATTAGCTACACTTGTAACATGAGAACTTACACCTGCAACTGTTGAAATTTCAGATAAAACATTACCTGCTGTTAAAGTAGCCATATTACCTACAACAGTAGTATTACCTAAATGGCTCATAGCTGTAACATTAGGATTTGTACCTAATATATCCATATCTTCTACAATAGCATCAGTACCAAGTTTATTCATATCTGCTACTGCATCAGCTGTACCTAGTCTTCCTATTTCTGTAGCTTTTGCAGCTACTGCACCAATATCTAAATAATCTGCAGCTACTGCTTGTATGTCACTTTCTATACCAGCTACTGTTGTAACTTCTCCATGTATTCCAGCAACAGTCCCTATATTACCTATTACTCCAGCTCCATTAAGAGCAGTTATATTTGAATCAGCCTGAGCAACAGTATTAATATTATTTGTGTTTACAGCAACTGTATTTATTTGAGTTAAGTTTGCATTACCACCAGTTGTACCAGTAGCAATTGTATTTAAATTAGCGAGGTTAGAATTTCCTCCTGTTGTTCCTGTAGCTATTGTATTTATATTTGTTTTATTATTATTAACAGAAGTTACAGCATTAGATATAGTAGATACATTACTAACTGCAGTATCTATATTAGCTACAGTACCAATATCTGCTATTACACTACCAGCAGTTATAGTCGAGATATTTGAATTAGCGCCAGCAACAGTTGCTATATTATTTGTTGGAGATATTTGACCGGCTACTATACCAATATTTGCAAGTACTCCGCTTCCATTAAGAGCATTAATTTCTACAGTATCTCCAGCTACTGTATTTATATTATTTGCATTACCTGATACATTATTTATATTAGTTTTAAATGGATCAGTATTTACTGCATCAATACTAGCTTGATGAGAAGTTGTTGGTTTTATTCGTGACCAAGCTGAACCTGTATATGCTTTTATAACATTATCATTAGTATTAAAATACAAAGCTCCAGTTAATAATGCATTACCATCATTATCAACAGTAGGATCACTAGTTTTATTTCCTAAATATCTATCATCAAATGCATCTAAAGTATTAGCTGCGCTCGTAGCTGAAGCTGCTGCATTAGTCTCACTAGTTTTTGCATTGGTAGCTGAGGTTGCTGCGGCAGTAGCTCTAGTTGCTATTGCTTGTTCAAGTGTATTAAGAGTTGTATTATTTAAACTATTAAACAATCCTCCTTTTGAGGCATCATCAGTTGCTCCAACTGAATTAACTGTATCTGGTGCTGCTGGTGTTGTCATTAGATTAACCCTCTTCCATTAAAGTTTACTTGCACGTTTCCTCCCGCCGCATTACGTTTAGTATCCTCATCATTTAATTCAAATATTTCCTCTTCAAATAACTTTTTATATTTTATAGCTTGATCATCGTCTTGCAAATAATAAAATATTTCTGCTAAAGCACCCATCATAATAACTCTTTCATTTTCATCTCGTAACCAATTAGCCGCTTCATTACCTCTATACTTAGCATTGTTTGTTCCTGCACTTCCTGTATCGGCGGCTGTTGCTTCTGATTGTGTAGCATAAGCAGTGCTAGTATCACCATTAACAAAGAAAAGACTTACAGCAGCTGTATTATCTTGTGTTAAAAATCCCGCAGCATAGTTAGCTGGTGTTACATCATATAATGCATTTAATGCAGGTAGTCTTCTATAATAATGTAATTCAACTTTGTCTGCAGTACTTATACTATTAGCTTGACCAAATCCTGGTGCTAATAACAAAGTATTACCTTGTCTTGAAAAATAACCTATATAACTAGTTTTAATAGATGACCAATCATTAAATGTTCTTAAATCTGTTTTTTCATTAAATACTCTACATGTTCTACCAGCTGAATCAATTTCTCTTATTTGTATAAATTCTATTAAGTCTGTTGGTAAAGTTAAATCGGTTTGACTTGGTAAAAAAGTATTAGCCGCTGTAGTAGCCGCAGTTAAAGCTGTAGAGTTATATGTTATAGTATTTTCTAATGCCGCTACTCTAAGCTTTCTATAGGCTTTATCAGCGGCATACTTCATAGCTTCTTGTATTCTGTCATTAGGTAAAACGCTTTCATCTTGCCTATTAGACCAGTCTCTAATTATAGTTCTTAAAGCGTCAAATTTAGGCGTACTCATACTATTCTCCCTAAGTATTTACAAGCAAATGTTTATATTCCGTTTGTAATATATACTTTAACTTTTTCATTTTATCTCTATCATGCATAAACGTACCATCGTGTAAATTTATTCCATGATCTTCATTGATTTTAATAGCTACAATATCTGGTATAGTGGCCATCTTTCTAAAACCACTTTTATTTTGTTTTCCGAAATAAGCCTCTCTATCTCTATCCAGCTTAGCGTTATTTAAGTATTGACTAATATCTTGCTTAGCTTCCCAATCTCCAGAAGATAAATCAAAGCCTGCTTTAATACCTTGCTTTGGATTTATTGTAGCACTACCA